AATAAAAAAAGGCAAAGAAGACGGAATAATTGACAATGATGTCGCTTCATTCTTCGATGCTATATTAATGTCGCTCAACTTCCTGGCCAATTATTCGAAAATTGTAATATGAGGTGCATCTTGCAAAATCTCCTGAAACAGGCGGAAATGGAAAAAAATTTGCAAGCGATGCAAGTAACCTTTGAAGATTTAAAACGTCTCAGGAGGAGAATCGAACGGCTTATGCAGAGAAATCCTGAACTTATTCTAAAAATCGCACAGTTATTGAACCTTAACTAAAACTTTTTGCTGTCGGCGAGGCCCGATGCGGCAAGGCCGGTATTGACCCCACCAAGGGTTGATCCGGTCTTTTTTCATGAGGATCCGTGAAACTGAAATTGACCGCAATCCCGGAAGAACTGAAGGACAGGCCCCAATGGGTTACGTGGAAGTCCGTTGAGCGCGACGGCAAGCTCACCAAAATCCCCCTTGACCCCGAGACCGGCGGCCCGGGCAAGTCGAACGACCCGGCCACCTGGGGGACTTTTGACAAGGCCGTAAGCCATTACCAGGCCCACCAGGGCAACGGGATTGCCGGCATCGGCTTTGTGTTCTCACCGGATGACCCATTCACCGGCGTTGATTTAGACCACGCTCTCGTTGACGGCAGCCCCCGACTGTGTGCCAGGCTGCTTTTGCGCCACCTGGGGACCTATTCGGAAGTGAGCCCCTCCGGGAAGGGGGCGCACGTCATCCTGAAGGGCAAACTTCCGGCGGGCGGCAACCGCAAACAATTTTCGTGTGGCCTGGGAATTGAGCTTTATGACCGCGGCCGGTTCTTCACCGTGACCGGCCACCACCTGCCCGGGACACCCACCGCGGTTGAAAACCGGCAAGCGGAGCTTGAGGCCCTGCACCGTAAAATTTTTTTTGGCGCCCAGGTGGACCCCCGGTCCGAAGGCCCCAGGCCCGGCCCTTCCCCTACCCTGGACCTTTCAGACCGAGAGCTTATCGAAAAGGCGTCTGCAGCCCGGAACGGTGAGAAATTTTCCCGATTGTGGGCGGGGGATTGGGAGGGCGCTGGCTATCCTTCGCAATCCGAGGGCGACCTCGGCCTGGCCATGAGCCTGGCCTTCTGGACGGGCGGAGACCCGGAGCGCATAGACCGGCTTTTTCGTCAATCCGGCCTCTACCGGGAGAAGTGGGACAGGCCAGACTACCGAGAGAAGACCATCGGCAAGGCCCTGGCCCAGACCACAGAGTTTTACACCCCGGGGAAGGGCACGGCCTCCGGAGCCGGCCAGAACCGGGACGGCGACCAGACGGCCCACGAGAGAGAGAAGGCCCCCGGCGGCAACGGCAACGGCCAGGGAGCGCAAGAGGCCCCCAGGCCCGGTCCCCAAACTTCCACAATCCGGTTTGTGACCGGCGCAGAGCTTCAAGCCATCGAATTTAAGGAACCCGCCTGGGTAGTCCCTGGAATCCTGCCAGAGGGTCTTTGTCTCTTCTCTGCCCGGCCCAAAAAGGGCAAGACCTGGTGGAGCCTAAATATCTCTGTGGCGAAGGCCACGGGGGGCTGCGCCCTAAACAAGCAGGACCTCAGACTTGAACAGGGAAAGGTCCTTTACCTGGCCCTCGAGGATAAGCTGAGGCGGGCGCAGAAACGCCTTAAAACCATTATGGGGGACGCCCCTTTTCCAGAGGACCTGATACTCGCCGAAACCTGGCCCCGTCTGGATAAGGGCGGCCTGGAGGCCCTCCGAGACTTCCTGAAAGATCATGACGACTGCAAGATGGTGGTGGTGGATTCCTTCGCCAAGATCAAACCAGTCCGGCCCAAAAATTCAGACCCCTACGAATTCGACATGGCGTGGGGGGGCCTGCTGCAATCCCTGGCCCAAGAGCGCCAGGTTTGCATTTTGCTTATCTACCACAATCGGAAATCTGAAGGGGAGGACCCGCTTGACGATGTTATCGGTTCAACCGGCCTGACCGGGGCTGTTGACGCCGTGCTCATTTTGAGGCGGGGGCGGGGGCAAGCCGATGGAACCCTGCTTGTTACAGGCCGGGACGTGGAGGAACAGGAACTGGCCTTAAAGTTTCATCCGGGTGAAGGGCTTTGGGAACTTATTGGACCTGCGGCTGAGTGCGCCATCAGCCAGGAACGCAAAGAAATTCTGCTGATTCTATCGGAAGCGGGACCGAAGACTCTGGCACAACTCGCTAAAATTTTAAACAAAAAATATGATGCTGTCCGCATGATTCTGGCCAGGATGAAGGACGCCGGCCTGGTAAGAATGAAAGAAAGTGGAGAGTATCAGATTGTATAAAAAAACACATGTTCGTTCTGTTCTTCTGATCTATGTGTTCTACCTGTTCGGGGTGTTCGGTTTATGAGTAGATACCGAACAGACCCGAACATGGGGGTGTTCGGTATTTGGACTGTCAACCATGCGTATTATAGGGATATGCGAACAGACCGAACGCTAACTTTATATTTGCGATGACCAGACAAGCAAGCGAACCCAAAAAGACCAGACCAAGCCTCTGGGAACTGCTGACCCGCGGCGACCTGATCTCCCCGGAAGAATTAGCCGCAGGTATGCGTGTGGCCCGAGTGACCATCTATCAATGGGCGCGCCGGGGCGTCATCCCGCACCTGAAGATCGAAGGGCTGGTAAGATTCGACCCGGAAGAGGTGAAGGCGTGGTTAGAGGCGAAGCGCAAAGCGGCGGTCAAATCACCAGGTGGTGGAATCCAAGAAAATCTTTCGGGGAGCATCTGACTACATATCGGAAGCTGCTTCTTAATTCGATTACTATTCAGATAGTTATAAACTAATGTTTACCTATATTTACTAAGAAAATGTCCCAATGACCTAAAAGCGAATAGACGCAAAACATCGGTGATATTCCATGTTCCTTATGAAGACCTGACAAAACACCAAGTTGACGGGCAAACCAAGCTGGCCAAGACTATGGGGGCCAGCCGGGCTGGCCTGAACCAGCTCTCTCACGGCGAACAAACGAAAGGACCGTCCGGCGGTTTCTCCGGAAGGGGTAGGTTGCCCCCAAAACAGATGCTGCAGGGATGATATGGAACCCAAATCCAGAGTATACGTCGGGATCAAATTCGGCATGGACAACCCGACCGTCATGTTGGCCGGAGAATACACCCCAGCTCCCAGGGACCATCTCCACATCTTTCGGGAACTGTATGAAGAGAGCTTTTACTTTGACGACCTCTTGCTCATCGCCAAGATGTGGGCGGCTGAAATGAATATCAGGATTTTTTTCTGTGACCCCAGGGAACCGGAGTTCATCAAGAGAATGCGACGCCAACGGTTGTGGGCAGTGGCGGCTCCTGAAGAGTTAGGCCTCGCCCGCAACCTGCTGGGAAAGCGAGTGAGAATCCAAGGGGAGTCGCTCAAAACACTCATTGACCGGCTGGGGAGGAATCCAAGTGAGCTTGAGAGAATGGCCGTTCCTGGTGGGATCAGTATTTCCCGGGATTGTCCGAACACGATTCCCGAATTTCATAAATACCGGATGCCAGAGCGTCTCCCTCACCGGCCATTCCGAGATAAACCCCTGGACATGGACAATTACGGAATTTCAGCATTGCACTTTTTGGTTTTAGGATTAGCAACCGAGGTAACCCCGCGCGTGCGCTGGCTATAGGAGATGTCTCCCAATGATCGTCACCAGCAACTTCAAAATCGCCGGACACCTTCCCCGGGCCACCGTCGGCCCGGGTGGACCTGGAGAAATTGATGAAGAAGGAGGGGGCAGAGGAGAAAGAAGATGCAAAACAATGATCCCCTCCTGATCCATCGGGCTGCCGAAAACTACCACGGCGTTGCCCTCATGGTCCGGGACCCTATTCTGATGCGCTTGGCTGCGGCCTGGCCCCAGGTGAAGCGAAAACTCCCTGAGCCCCCACCCCAGTGTCATAAAATGGACCTGGAAGTTCTCTGGCAGAAAACCGAGATCGATTTCCAGGGGTGGGCGGAACTGGCCCAGTTAGAGGCTATCCAGGTTATTACTGGCTGGCAAGTTTTGAAGGGTAACGGTCTCATTATGCCAGATGGCACGCTGCACCACCTGGCCGACAGCGTTTTAAAGAAAGAAGCCGCCGGGACGCTTATGGCTGAGTTTGGGGTCAAACCAGGAGAAATGAAGAGATGACCAAAGACCCCCACTATAAACCAGACTGGCCCCTCTTTCTGGCCCTTGACTTCGGCTGGCGTAACAACTTCACCGGCTGGGTGCAGCCGTCGGGAAACGGTGACCGGGTGCTCGTGCTCTACGGCCACTATCAAAAGATGCGCACCAATGAGGAAAATGCCAAGATCGCCATGGCTATTCACCAGGCCCGGGGATATGGCCAGCTCTCCGGTGGCTGGGGCGACCCTTCCAAACCCGAGGCCTTGCGGGCCTATTCCCAGGTATTCGGGGTGGAGATATTGGGGGCGCCTGGCCGGGTAGAGAAGGGCCAGGAGTTGGTCAAGCAATGGCTTAAGGCGGCGCTTATGACCAAGGGGGCTTCCGGGCTGAGCTTCTCCCGGCAATGCCCGAAACGGCTGTTCCAGGAGATGCAGGGCTACAAGGAGCACATCCCGGGGGCGGGGCCACATCATTCGCTCGATGCGCTCCGGTACTTCTTTATAGGGTGGCTGGGGGCATGACCCCTGTCATAAGATTGCCAGGGTGAGGGGTATAGGAGAAAGGGAAAATGGGCACCGTTAACGAGGTGAACGAGAGGGCCATACTGGCGATGTCGCTGCGCCGCCGGAACATGACCGTTTCCCAAATTGCCCTTTATCTAAATACAGATGAGCGATCAGTTTATAGACTGCTCGCCCGGGCCCGCAAACTTTGGGGCCTCCTTGCCGACACCAGTGATTCCAAAACCCGGATCGGCGAAAACCTGGCAGCTTTCGAGGAAATGGAGCGTGTGGCCCTGGAAAAATTCGCCAAGTCTAACCCCAACAGCACTGTAGCCGTGGCTTATTTGAACGCGGCTCGGGACGCCCGGAAGGAGATCAAGCGGCTCCTGCAGGAATCTGGATTGATGATCAAGGTCGCAGAGGAATTAAATATAACCGGCATACCCATGGAGAACCCAGTGGTCAGAAAAGCAATCTACGGCGTCCTAAAATTGATCAACGAAACGAGTGAAAAAAATGACGAGGCATGAATTAGCGGAGGGATCGCGTGAAAGCCCTGACAGTTGGTTTTAACCCGGCACTCGTCAAGCGGGAACTGCTGGAATACCACATCAAGCAGGGATTCGTAGATGCCGACGAACTGATGGATTTCATCGAGGCCTACTGGAAACTCCGAGTGCCCCGGGCCCAGGTCTGCCCCGAGCACACCCCACCCGCTGAATACATCTTGGACAGCTTCTTTGAGACGGTCCAGAACGCGGTCTGCTGGGCCAACCGGGGCGGCGGCAAGACCCTCCTGGGGGCCTTGTCTACCTGGTTGGATACGGTTTTTAAAAACCATTGTGCCACGAAGATCCTGGGGGGCTCTCAGGAGCAAAGCAAACGCATGTACGAGCACTTGACCGGGGAGGGGGACGGCTGGGGCATGGTGACCGAGGACTTCCGGCATGTGCTGCGCGGTGAAATGCTGGCTCACCGGACGGTATTGAACAACCAGAGCAACATCCAGATTCTTACTGCCTCAAGCAAAAGCGTCCGCGGCGCCCACCCCCAGAAAATCAAGCTGGATGAGGTGGATGAAATGGACCCGAATATATATGAGGCGGCGCTGTTGGTGCCGCAAACCAAACGGGGCATTAAGGCAAGCATCCAGATCTACTCAACCATGCACCGGGCATACGGCTTGATGAACAAGATCATCACAGAGGCGGCCCAGAGTGGCTACAAGGTTTATAAGTGGTGCATTTGTGATGTCCTTGAGAAGTGTCCGGAGTGGCGGGAATGCGAGACTTGCGACCTTTGGGAAGACTGCCAGGGCAAAGCCAGGCAGGCTGACGGCTTTTACAGTATCGAGGACGCCATCTCTAAAAAACGCCAGGTCTCCCATGACACCTGGCTTTGCGAGATGTTGTGTTTTCAACCGAGCCAGGAAGGGCTGATTTATAAAGAGTTCGATATGGCCCTGCATGTCGTTTGATAGTAGATTACGACCTCATATCAACTACGTTTTTCTTTTTTGCCAGGTGCGTATAGAGGGCAGATAGTTGGTATCCTCTTATGTGAGCGTCCATTCTCT